TAGAGAATGGACAGTATGCACTGTATCCAAACAATAGAATGCGTATCTTTGATAATAGTTTAACACCTGTTGAACCAAAAATGCCTGATTTCAAAGTGTCAACTCAATATTATCAAGTTGAAAATGGTTTTGAACGACTTGGTATGGGTCGTGAGGATGAGTATTTTTGGAAAACAGCAAAAGAAAGAGACGAACAATCAGAAAAAGAGGAAAAATGACTACAGAACACGATTTTTTAGACAACTTAGCAAATCACCAGCATCAAAAAATGCTTCGTGAGATTTCAAACGATGATTTAACACCTAAAAAGAAAGATTCTATCGAAGAAAATGAATTTTTTGAGAATGAGAGCAATCCAGAACCTCTTTACGAGTAAATAATACCAAAATACCTTGATAAATAAGTTATAATTGCCGTAATTTTGTGCCATTAGAGCGAGTTAGTCAAGGTTTCAAAGATGTGAGTATGACTTTTCAGAAACATCCTCTGACAAGTGATATAATTGCGTTAAAAAATGAATCTGCGATTGCACGTTCGATAAGAAATATTATTTTTACTTCACCTGGAGAGAAATTTTTTGACGAAGATTTTGGATCTAGTATTAGTAGAGCACTTTTTGATAATATTAATGATATTTCTGCTAACATTATAAAAAATGAGATCAAAAGTTCATTAAAAAATTATGAACCAAGGGTAAAACTAAGAAATGTTAATGTGGAACCCAATTTTGATCAGAATGAATTTAATGTAACTGTACTTTATGAGATTATTGGAGCAGATGTTCCAGCACAAGAATTACAATTCGTTTTGCAACCAACAAGGTAAGAAATGCCATTAGCTAATTTTACTAATCTGGACTTTAACCAGGTTAAAACAACACTTAGAGAATATCTAAAGGAAAACTCTAATTTTACAGACTATGATTTTGAGGGTTCTAACCTTTCCTCAATACTTGATGTCCTGGCATATAATACCTACATTACTTCATACAATGCCAATATGGTTGCAAGTGAAGTTTTTATTGATAGTGCGACATTAAGGGAAAATGTCGTATCTTTAGCAAGAAATATTGGATATTTACCAAAATCTAGAAAAGCAGCAACTGGAGTAATTACTTTCTTTATTGATACCTCTAATATCACACCAACTCCATCAACTCTCACTATTAAGAAGGGTCCTATAGCAACTTCGGCAGGTGGATTTGGCAATTCGTCTTTTGTATTTTCAATTTTAGAAGATATAACAGTTCCTGTAAATGATGGAATAGCAGAATTTAATAATATTTCAATTTATGAGGGAAGCTTACTAACTTCTAATTTTACATATAGTTCAAGAAATCCAAATACAAAGTTTATATTAGATAATATTGGAATAGATACTGAATTATTGACTGTAACAGTCAGACCAAATCAATCTTCTTCAAGAAGTGTAAAATATAGTCGTCAAGATAGTCTATTTGAAGTAAATCCAAATTCAACTGTTTATTATCTACAAGAATCAGATGATGAAAGATATGAAGTATTATTTGGAGATAATCTATTCGGTAAAAAACTTGAAGACAATAATTATATTACCGTAGACTATATTGCATCTAATGGTGATTCTGCAAATGGTGTTGGACAATTTGGATTTGCGGGAAGATTAGTCTATTCAAGAAATGCTCAAGAATATATTGTTACATCTGGAATTTCTCTAGTAACAACTGGATTAAGTGCTAGAGGTGGAGAAGAAATTGAAGGTGTAGAATCGATTAAGAAATTTGCACCAAGAATTTATGCATCTCAATATAGAGCATTGACTGCAAATGATTATGAATCATTAATTCCAACACAAATTTATCCCGAAACTGAGTCTATTTCGGTTTTTGGTGGTGAAGAACTTGTTCCACCACAATATGGAAAAGTTTTTATTAGTATTAAACCTAGATTTGGAGATTTTATTCCTAATCTAATTAAAGAAAACATCAAGAAAAAATTAAAAAAATATTCAGTTGCTGGAATTGTACCAGAATTGCTTGATCTTAAGTATTTGTATGTTGAAATCACTAGCAAAATTTATTACAATACTAATTTAGCACCTTCAGCAACTTTTGTAACAAGCAATGTTCAAAATAATGTTAATAAGTATGCCGAATCAAGTGAGGTGAACAAGTATGGGGCAAGATTAAAATATAGTAAATTGCTCAAGTTAATTGATGATTCTCATGATTCAATAACTTCAAATATCACCACGATTTCAATTAGAAGAGATTTGAGAGTTACCTTAAATACTTTTGTAGAATATCAAATTGGATTTGGAAACAGATTTCATATTAAATCTATGAGTGGTTACAATATAAAGTCAAGTGGAATTACTGTTGCCGGAATACAAGAAACGGTTTATGTGTCAGATATTCCAGACACTAATAGAAGAACTGGAACTTTATTCTTTTTTAGATTACCTAGTCAAGGATCTCAATCACCCGTTATAGTTAAAAGAGATGCTGGATTTATTAACTACGAAAGTGGTGTCATTACAATAAATCCAATTAATATAACAGGAGCAAAAAGAAAAGATGGGCAACCAATTCTAGAATTTTCTGCAACACCGCATTCAAATGATGTTATTGGATTACAGGACCTTTATTTGCAACTAGATACTAGTAGCAGTTTATTTGAACCTGTCGTTGATGATGTTACATCTGGATTAGATCCATCTGCTTCTACTTACATTGTTTCTTCCAGTTATGCAAATGGTAATTTAGTTCGTTCTGGTGGACCAGCTACTCAAGTAGTAACAGTTGCTGGTGGATCTAGAGTTACTACACAGACATCAGGAACAACAGGTGGAACAAATGCCACATCTGTTACCACATCAGTTTCCACTGGTGGAGCATCATCATCATCAGGTTCATCCTCATACTAATACAAAGACGATAAATTCATAAAATGTCAGAAACAAGAGTTCAGTTTAATACTATCGTATCCAATCAACTTCCCTCATATATTAGGGAGGATTACCCGTTAATTTCTGAACTTTTAAAACAGTATTATCTTGGTCAGGAATATCAAGGTGGTCCAATTGATTTAATTCAAAATATTGATAGGTATATCAAGTTAGATAATACTACAAATTTATCAGAAGTTGTTGTTCTTTCTGGTGATTTAGATTTTGATGCAACAACAATTAACGTAGATCCTGCAGAGTCTCCAACAGGAACTAATGGTTTTCCAGAATCATATGGTCTTCTAAAGATTGATGATGAGGTAATAACTTATACAGGAAAAACTAATTTTTCTTTTACTGGGTGTGTTAGAGGTTTTGTTGGCATAACTTCATACAGAAGTGAATTGAATAAAGAGGAGGTTCTTTTCAGTGAAACGGATTCTGACGATCACCTTGATCAATCTACAATAACAAATTTAAGTTGTTTATTTTTAAAGGAATTTTTAGTAAAGGCAAAGCACCAATTTTTGCCTGGATTAGAAGAGAGGAATTTAAACACTAATCTAAATCAAAATATTTTTGTAAAACAAGCAAAAGATTTTTATAGAAGCAAAGGAACTGATTATTCCTTTGAAATTTTGTTTAGAGCAATTTATAATGAAGATGTAAAAATAATCAAACCAAGAGATTTCTTAATTTCTCCATCAAATGCTCAATATAGGATTGTTAATAATTTAATTGTTGAACCTATTGAAGGTAATCCTGAAAACTTAGATAATGCCACATTATATCAAGATGAATATAAGTTTGGTAGTGACATAAAAAAAACATATGCACCTATCACCAGTGTTGAAAAAATAGAAGTTGGTTACGGAAAAACTTTCTATAAACTTAGTATTGATGCGGGATATAATAAAAATTCTGGAGTGGATGGTGCAACATATGGAGAATTTATTGTAGAACCATCCACAAAAGTAATAGGAAAAGTATCCGCAGGATCTACATTTATTGATGTTGATTCTACAGTTGGGTTTGGATCAACTGGTGAGTTATATTTTAGATATCCAAATAATACTGTAGGGGTTTCTTCATATACCTCTAAATCATTAACTCAGTTTTATGGGGTTACTGATATTGATTCTGAAGTTGCAGATGCAACCATTGTTGGTATCAATACTTTTGCATATGGAAGATCTAAATTAGATCAAGATGAGATTATTCAAGTAAGAATTAATTCTGTTTTAAGTTCTTTTAACATTCCAAATAATACAAGTAATTTACTAGCAGGTGGAAAAGTTAATGTAACTAATCTTGGAATTTCTGAGAAAAATTATAAAGTAAGTAAATGGTTTTATAATGTCTCTCCAATTTATAAAATCAAAACTCTTGAACTAATAGATTCTTCAAATAATACCTATAAAGTAACTTTAAACGTACCTAGTCAATTTAAATCTGGGGATAATGCAGAAATTGCTTTAAATGGTATAAGGAAAGAAACTAAAATTGTATCAATAACTGGAGAAAAAACGTTTTCTATACGTGGTCAGGGAATTTTAAATACTGATGCCGTATATACAATTCAAAGAAGAATTCAAAAAGTTTCTTCCAATACATATCCATCATCACAAATATATTCTACTGATATTGATAATGTTTATAAGAATGAATCTGGAGAATATTTAATTTCTTCTCCGTCAATACCACATTATGATTCTCAACCCTTAAATGTGTCTGCTAGAGTTTTTAAATTCTCAGGAACTTTTCTTGGAGATGAGTTTGAAATTTCTCCTGGAATAGAGCATGGATTTTATACTGGAGATTCTGTTTATTATGAAGCACAGTTAATTGATGAAACCTTTATTAATGATAGTGGTAGCAGTGATACTAGAAAAGTTAGAGATACTGCATTATTTGATGATGGACTTTATTTTGTAAAAAGAGTTAATGGATCAAATGTCAAGTTTGCAAAAAGTAGAAATGATATCTTTAATTCAAAATTTATCTCTTTAGATAATTCAACAACAGTTTCTAATAGTACTATAAGACCTTTTGAATTTGAGGGTAAAACTTTAGGTCCCCAAAAGTTATTGAGAAAAATAACCGAACCTGTTAATGAGGGAACTTTAACAAAAACTGAACCAGGATTAACTGGTATGTTTGTTAACGGTGTTGAAATTTTAAATTATAAAGGAAAAGATGTAATAAAATACGGAAAAATTGATACAATTGATGTATTATCTGAAGGGACAAACATCGATGTGATCAATATTCCCAACTTAATTATTTCAGACACAGTTGGAACAGGTGCAACAGGATATGCAGCAGTTTCTGGATCATTAAGAGAAGTTAGAATCATAGATCCTGGATTTGATTATACAAATACTCCAACAATTAAAATTGAAGGTGGCAATGGATCAGGTGCTATAGCTCAAGCTAGCATGAAATTAGTTGATCATAAAGTTGAGTTTTTTGCAGATATAAATTCTAATAAAGTTGTTGTTGGAACAGCATCTACTCAATCTAGAATTGGATTTACCACTTATCATAAATTTAGAAATGCCGAGCAAGTTTTATATAAAACACAATCTCAAAGTGGAATTGTTGGAATAGTTACGGACTCTGCATATTACGTTTCAGTTCTGAATAATGTAACTATTAGATTGCATAAAAATGAAGCAGATGCAATTTCAGGTCTTAATACAGTATTTTTAACTGATTATGGTATTGGAAAACATTCTTTAGAAACAGTAAATAAAAAATCCATAGTCAGTGCAATTAATGTTGTTAATAGTGGTTCTAATTATGAAAACAAAAAAAGAACTTGTACTCCAGTAGGAATTGATACATCATCCAACTCTGTAACAATTGTAGACCATGATTACAAAACTGGTGAAAAAGTAAAATATACATGTACAGGAACTCCTGTTTCTGGATTACCTGTAGATACTGAATATTATGTAACCGCAGTCGATAAAGATTCTTTCCATCTTTCGCAAGTTGGAGTTTCAAGTGATAGAGAGTTCTATACCAGAACAAAACAATATCTTAATATGACTTCTGTAGGAACAGGAATTCATAACTTTAACTATTCAGATATCACAATTACCTTATCAGGAAATGTTGGTATATCCTCTATTGGAACTGAGACCTTCAAAGGATCTTTCCAACCTATTGTAAGAGGAACAGTAACCTCTATACACCTTGAGAATAATGGAGTTGGATATGGGTCTTCTGAAGTTCTAAACTTAGATAGACAACCTACAGTCGAACTTGAATCAGGATCTGATTGCCAACTTACTCCAATAGTTGTTAGTGGAAAAGTAGTTGAGGTCATAATTCAAAAATCTGGGAGTAGATATCTTTCTACACCAGATTTAGATGTTGTTGGTGATGGAGTAGGAGCTGTTTTAGTTCCAGTTCTAGAAAATGGATCAGTAACCGACGTTAAAATTGTTGAACCTGGTATTGGATACTCAGATGATTTTGGGTTAACTGCTATTAATGTTATACCATCTGGATCTACTGAAGAATTGCCAGTATTTAAAGCAAATATACAAAACTGGAGAGTAAATTTATTTGAAAAATATTATCCATATTTCTCTCAAGATGATGGGATAATTATATCTGGATTAAAATCGAAAGATTTTGGACTTCAGTATTCTCATTTATATGCACCAAGGAAACTTAGAGAAACAGTTTTTGCTTCGGATCAAGAAGGCAATATCTTGTATGGAGAGAAAGATCTTAGAAAAGTTAATGGTATAGAAGTATCATCTACAAAACATTCTCCTATCTTAGGATTTGCATATGATGGACATCCAATATATGGTCCGTATGGATATTCAAATTTAAATGGTGGTGTAATTTCTCAAATGAGATCTGGATATAGTATTGATATAAAAAATAATAGACCTCCTACATCTATTTTCCCTGAAGGATTTTTTATTGAAGACTATAATCATAAAGAAGTTTCTGACAATAGTGTTCTTGATGAAAACAATGGAAGATTTTGTATAACTCCAGAATTTCCAAAAGGAACATATGCATATTTTGTTACTATTAACGATAAGTTCTCAGAATCATCAGGAATTTTTGAAAAAAATCGCAAACCAGTATTTCCTTATATAATTGGTAATAATTACAAAGGTATTCCTAATACCTTTAATTTCAATCCACAATCAAACTACGATTCTTTTAGTATTTCTAAAGATTGGCGTAGAAATACGCAACCATTGAATATTATTGAGGATGATTTATCATATCCATATTTTTATGTTCCTAATAAGTTAAATCAAACAGCAACTATTAATGCAACTTCTTTTGGTTCAATTGATAGTATTGGTATTGTCACTGGAGGGTCAAATTATAGAATTAATGAAACTTTAGTTTTTAATAATAATGAAACTCAAGGACAAGGAGTATCTGCAAAGATAACAAGAATAAAAGGAAGATCTGTTAATAATATAAGTGTAGCTTCAAGTGTTATTGAAGATATTCAAATATATCCAGGACAATCCAAAGGTGAATATTTAATTTTCTCAGATAATCCTCATAATTTTGAACCTCTTAATATTATTTCTATTTCTGGATTATCTACAACATCTTCTGGCATTGAAGGATCTTATAATGTTGGTATAAAAACGAATAGATTAACAATTGCTGGTGTAGGAACCACAGGAGTTGCTATTGGCAATACAAATGCAACAGGAATAGTAACATATTTTAGAGTTTCTGGAGATTTAAATTATCCAAGCATTAGAGAAAATGACACTCTAATTGTAGGAACTGAAAGAATTAAGGTTCTGAATATTGATCCTTTAAATTCTAGAATTAGAGTTCTAAGAGCAGTTGATACTACTGTTGGATCTTCTCATACTATAGGAAAGTTTATTTACGAGATTCCTAGAAAATTAAAAATTAATTCTGGATTTAAGACAGACTATTCGTATTCTCTTAATAAACAGATTTATTTTGATCCCGCAGAAACTGTAGGATTGGGAACAACTGCTGGAGTTGGTATTGGAACAACAATTTCCTTCTCCAATCCTGGTGCTGCAGTTACTTCAGTCTTTATTCAAACTAAAGCACTTTATCTACCAAGTCATAATCTGAAGACTGGAGATCAAATAACGTACTCTACAGGAATAGAAACTGTTAAGGGTTCTGGAATAATTGTACAAGATGAAACTAATGTTGGAGTTGGGACTACTCTTTCAGATGGAACAAATTTATTTGTTGCAAAGATTACCGACGACTTAATTGGAATTGCGACTGTAAGAGTTGGACTAGGCACAACAGGAACGTTTGTAGGTCTTGCAAATACCCTCTCAACTACTTTATTCTTTAGAAGTGTTGGAACTGGGAATACACATAGTTTTAAAACAAATTATAATGTAATTACTGGTGATATAAGGAGAAACTTAGTTACTGTTTCAACCGCAGGAACTCATGGATTAAGTTCACCACACAATATCTTTGTCAATGTCAATCCACAAAATACTGGAATTGTAACTCTTACTTATAATGATTTTAATAGAAGGTTAGTAGTAAATCCTGTAGGATTCTCCACTGTAGGAGTTAATACAACAAATAATACTATAACTATAAACTCTCACGGATTTAAAACAGGTGATAAGATAATCCACACTTCAGAAGTTTCTTCTGTAGGACTTTCTAGTGATAGATTTTACTATGTTGTAAGAGTTGATGATAATAGAATTAAATTATCAAATACTTATTATGATTCCACTCAGATAAAACCAAATATTGTAGGAATAACCAGTGCATCACTTGGTACTATTAATCCAATATCACCTTTAGTAAAATTATATAAAAATTCTACAGTAACATTTGATTTATCAGATCCTTCTCTCTCTTATACTCAACAAGGAACAACTTATCCAGCATTCAAATTTGATTTATATGTTGATAAAAACTTTACTAAAGAATGGGAAAAATCTAATGAAAGTAAAACATTTGAATTGTCTAGACAGGGAATTGTTGGAACAGTCGGTGCTAAAGCAGAGTTATTTGTTAATGAAAATACTCCAACCGAATTATACTATAATTTAACTCCATTATATGAAGGTGATATTCCTACATCAAAAGTAGAAATTTATACAGACAATGAAGTCATTTCCGGAAATACTCTTTTCTCTAGAGAGAGTCTTTATGATGGCAAACATACCATTACTGTAGGAACAACAACTACATTTACATACTCACTTGCAAATATTCCAGAAAAACTATCTTATGATACAACATCTTTAGTTACTTATGAAACTGATTGTACTCATACTTATGGACCAATAGCAAAAATTGAACTTAACAACAACGGTACAAATTATTACTCATTGCCAGGTATCACGACAGTTAACACTCTTGATGGTAATGGTGCTATTTTAGAAGCTAAGAGTTCAAAAATTGGTTCTTTAAAGGGAATGTCTTTAGATGACATTGGATTTAATCTACCATCAGATCCAACATTGAATCCAAGAATTCTTTTGCCACAATCTATCAAAGTAAATTCTTTAGCATCATTTAATAGTGTTGGTATTACTTCGTTTGGTAGAGGATTCTCAGTTCCTCCTAAACTTATAGTATTGGATGGAACAACTGGAAAACAAGTAACTGATGTTGATTTGAAAGTTACTATTGGAAAATCTGAAGTAGAAATTCTCAAAAATACGAATGGAATGAGTAATTCCAATCCAACAATTATACCAACACAAAGTGGTGCTGGAGTTGGAATTAATAATTTAGTATTTGATTCTTCAACTAAAGCAGTTACTGCTTCTCTATCCGTTGGATTTAGTACTGTTAATACATTTCCCTTTGCGATTGGAGATAGAGTCCTTGTAGAAGGAATTAGTGTAGGTGTAGGGTCTACTGGAAAAGGATACAACTCTTCTGAATACGATTATAAGTTATTTGATGTAACAGGGATTACTGAAAATCTTGGTGGAATAGGAAGTGTGACTTACAGTATGTCTGGATTATTTGCTGGTGGAGAGTTCCCAGGAACTTTTAATTCTGGTAATTCTTCTGGTAAAATTCTTGCATCAAAACATTTTCCAACTTTTGATAGTTTCTTAAAAACAAAAAACTTTATAGATGGCGAAACTATTGTATCAGATTCTGCAATAGGAATTGTTCAAAATTGGGATTCTAAAATCACAACTTTAGTAGTTTCATCTAATGATAATTTCGTTGTTGGTGAAGTTATTCGAGGATCAGATTCTAAAGTTCAAGGAATTGCATCTTCAATTACATCATTTGAATCTTTTATTGATTTGGGAGCAACTTCAAAGGTTATTCAGGGATGGCAAGAAGATTTTGGAAAATTAAATTTCGAATTACAAAAACTTCAAGATAATTTATATTACCAAAATTTCTCATATTCTTTGAAATCTAGAGTTGCATATGATGATTGGAATGATGTTGTTTCTTCTCAAAATCATACTTTAGGTTATAAAAAATTCTCTGATTATCAATTAGAGACTAGCAATGAAAATACTATGTCTGTTGGACTTACAACAAATTCCACAAATATGGGCATAATTAATAATATTGATGGTTTTGCAAGTTTAAATTGTGTCTATGGATTTGATATTGTAACTGAAAACAATCTCAATCAAAGTTCAAAAGTTGTATCTGACGAAATAGTTTTCTCTAATAGAATTCTTACTGATTATTTCGAATCCGTTGGAAACAGAGTTCTCTCAATGGATGATATTAGTAGTCAGTTTAATAGTAATCCAAGGGCAAATCCATTTAGTGTAGTTGATACTTTTAGTCTAAGTGATGTTAGATCTCAAAAGTATATAACTTATGTAAGAGATAAGAGATATAATGCCCAAAGACAATTAATGATTGTTGACTTGTTGCATGATGGATCTCGCGGATATTTAAATCAATACGGTAGAGTTGAGACTTATTATGATCAAGGATCATTTGATTTTGCAATATCTGGTTCTGATGCTCAACTGCAGTTCTATCCAACAAAGTCCTCAGTTAATGATTATGACCTTAGCATTTTCTCATATAATCTAAATGATAATTTCCTTGGAACCGGCACGACAAGTATTGGTGGAGTTGCAACTATAGAAACAAAGAGTTCTCCTGTAACATCTGGTGTTACTACTACAATTGTTTCTATTGGTGACACTCATTCTAGTATTAAAGTTCTTGTCAATATAAATCCAGATTTAACAAAAAATGAAGAATTTGAATCAGTAGAACTGAATATTGTTCATGATGGAACAAATATTGAATTATTGGAGTATGGTAGATTAACTACTAATCTTGGGGGATATGTTGCTACAGGATTGGGCACTTATCATGCATATTTTAGTGGTTCTTCTGTTAATGTAGATTTTATCCCAAGTGCTGTTGGAATTGCCACTACAGGGGTTATAAACACTATTCAAGTAGGACTTGCTACTGATACAGTTACTGGTATTGGAACTATTGATCTTACAAGATCAAGAATTGAAGCCAGAACAACAAATATTTCTGCATCTGGAACTCCAGGCATCAATACTGTTGCAGAATATCCTAATAATTATGATTCTGCATATTTCCTAGCACAAGTTACTGATACTACCAATACCTCTACTCAACTTTCTGAAATTATTGTTGTTGATGATTATGTCACTGAAACTGAAAGTTATCAAACATATGATACTGAATATGGTGTTATAGAAACTGGTGCTGGATTGGGAACATTTGGGTCTAGAGTTTCTGCTGCTGGAACTGTCTCACTCGTCTTTACCCCAAGTTCGAGTATTGATACAGTAGTTAATGTTTATATGAATGCTTTGACATTAGATGAAGATTTAACAAAATCAACTGAAATTGATTTCACTAATGGATCAATTAATAGTGATTTAGGTTCTTATCAAGGAACAGATTCTGACATTAAGAGAGGATTTGAACTTTCTCACGAAAATCTTCCAGTCTTTGAAAGATATTTTGAAGCAAATGATAGTGGTATTGTTAATATTACTAATAATAGTATTAAAATTCCCAATCACTTCTTTGTTTCTGGAGAAAAACTGAGATATGTTCATGTTGGAACTGCATCATCTGCAGTTGGAATTGCTACAACCAGTTTCGTTGGTGCGGCAGATACTACTTTCCTCCCAGGAGAAAATATATTTGCAGTTAAAGTTGATGATAACATTATTAAAATTGCTTCTAGTGCAGAAAATGCTCTGAAATCAATTCCTGAAGTTGTTGAACTTGAAAGTGTTGGTATTGGTACTTCTCATAGATTTATAGCAACTAATCAAAATGCAAAAGTTATCGTTGCTATAGACAACCTTATACAATCACCTATAGTTTCTACGTCTCAAACTACAACACTTGCCAATCAAATGTTAAGTGTAGACAACATATTAGAGTTTAGTGGGATTACTTCCTTCTTTGGATCGGATCTTATCCAAATTGGCAATGAAATTATGAAGATAGAAGGTGTTGGTATTGGTAGTACAAACACCGTAAGAGTACGTAGGGAATGGATGGGTACAAGAATAGGAACTGCTGTAACTGGTGATTTGGTTACTAAAATTTCTGGAAACTATAACATTATCAATAATAAATTAAATTTTGTTGAAGCTCCATTTGGCAATACTCCTATAGGATCAACAACAAATCCACCAGATGAAAGAGATTGGACAGGTGTTACTACATCGTCCAGTTTCCAGGGAAGATCGTTTATGAGGTCTGGTATTGTAGACACTGCAAATGAGTCTTATCATAAAAACTATATTTTTGACAATATTTCTTCTGGATTTAATGCAACTGAAACAGAATTTACTCTCAAGCAAAATGGATCTAACACACCTGGCATTTCAACGGAAGGTGCTATTGTCTTGGTTAATGATATATTCCAATCTCCAGGATTATCTGATCAATATACCTTAAGTGAGCAATCTGGAATTACTTCTATTACATTCCAGGGAACCGATACAACTCCATTGGGTCCAGACGTTGGAATCTCTAGTTATCCAAAGGGTGGTATTATCATATCTGTAGCATCAACTGCTGGATTTGGTTATCAACCATTAGTATCTGCTGGAGGAACTGCTATTGTATCTGGTC